TAACAATCTCATTAGGCGGTATGCCTGTTGACAAGATGGAAGAAAACGAAGAGGGCATGACTTGCCCTATCTCAACTCAAGATCCAGAAGTCAACGAGATGAACAAAGAGAAAGCGGTTGAAGAAGCAAACTACCGTGGTCCAAACGAAGGCGTGGCTTTTCGTTTGACTGAGGTTTGCGGCAACTGTGAATACTACAACCAAACAACATCAATGATGGAGTGCATCGGATCTGAAAGTGATGATGTTGGATACTGCCAGCTTTTGAAGTTCGTGTGTAAAGCAGAAAACACATGTGACTCTTGGGAAGAAGGCGGCCCCATTGAGGATGATGATGTAATGTACAACAAACAAGATATTCTCTAATGGATGTTGTGCAATTTGCTCAAGCATTGTATAAAGTGCTACGAAACCGTGAAAACGATTTACGGGATCAATTAGCGAACGGTGCTGTTCAGAACTTTGAACAGTATCGCAGTGTAGTAGGGGAACTTCAGGGTGTTACCTTTGCTACGGAAGAGATAAAAGCCCTGCTGGAGAAAAGTGAAGACGATGTCGAAGACCTCCTTGCTAGTACCGGAGCACGTCGCCGCTAGTTTAGCTGAAGAAGAAGTTAAAAAAGCGCCATCCAAAAAAGAAGACAAGGACAAGCCATCACTCGAAAACGCATACGTTGAAGAGTCGGCGCGAGTTCTTGATCCCTCCCTACTTGATCTGTCATTAAAGGAACGACTACCTCAACCAACAGGTTGGCGGCTTCTTGTTATGCCTTATCAAGGGAAAACCACCACCGACGGTGGGATATATATCCCAGATCAGATCCGAGAAAAAGAACAACTTGCCACTGTTGTGGCATACGTCCTTAGAGTCGGACCTTTGGCGTATAAAGATCCTGCTAAGTTTGGCGATGACTGTGCCCCTTGGGTAGAGGAAGGCCAATGGGTGTGTATTGGTCGTTACGCGGGCTCTCGTTTCAAGATTGATGGCGGAGAAATCCGGATCATCAATGATGATGAAGTGATTGCAACTATTAAAGATCCAGGGGATGTGATGAATGTCTGAAGAAGCTAAAAACGAAATAGAAGAGGTTGAGGTTGACCTTCCCGAACAAGAGGACTCCAGCGAAAGTCCTGTTGTTGAAGCGTCGAGTTCACAAGATGCTCAGGAGACTGAGCAAACTGAGCAAACCGGAGACGAGCTTGAGAATTACAGCAAGAACGTCCAAAAGCGAATTAAAAAGCTTACCGAGAAGTATCGGAAAGAAGAGCGAGATCGAGAAGAAGCCGTGCGATTTGCACAGCAGCTTCGAGACGAAAACGAAAAGCTAAAAGGCCGCTTACAGAACTTAGACACAGGTTATTTAAACGAATACGGCACTCGGTTACAGTCACAAGAAGCGACAGCTAAACAAGCTTACCGCGACGCGCATGACCGTGGTGATGTTGATGCGATGTTCGAGGCACAAAAGCAGTTAAACACAATTGCGATTGAGCAAGAGCGGTACCGCATTGCCAAACAGCGCCAAGAACAAGACGCGCAGCGTGTTCAAGTTCAGGCACCAGAGCAGCAGTATCAGCAGCCCATGCAGCAACAGGCCCAACAGCCTCAACCTGCAGAGCCTGATCCAAAGGCGCAAGATTGGGCGTCAAGAAATGAGTGGTTTGGTCAGGATGAAGTTATGACCTATGCCGCGTTTGGGATTCATCGTAAGCTTGTCGAAGAGGAAGGGTTTGATCCTTCGTCAGATGAGTACTACAATGAAATTGATCAGAGATTGCGTAAGGAGTTTCCGAACCGCTTTGCTGGTCAGAACAAAGGGAGAAGTGGGCAGGTCGCCTCCGCTGACACTTCAGCTTCCCGTTCAAAACCGGGGCGCAGAACAGTCAAGCTCAGTCCTTCTCAAGTGGCGATAGCTAAAAAGCTTGGTGTTCCGCTAGAAGAATATGCGAAATACGTTAAGCCATAAGGAGAATTGAGATGACAGAAGCAAATACTCGTGCGCCACGCGCAACGAAAACACGTTCGACAGAAGAACGCAGAAAACCGTGGGCTCCACCAAGTCGGTTGGATGCTCCGCCAGCCCCAGAGGGCTATGTACATCGTTGGATTCGGACTTCGATCCGCAACGAAGAGGATACGATGAACGTCCACTCACGTTTGCGTGAAGGATGGGAACCTGTCCGAGCGGAAGAATATCCGGACTACAACTACCCCGTCATTGACGAGGGTAAGCACGCAGGAATTATTGGTCAGGGAGGCTTAATGCTTTGCCGGATTCCTGTAGAGACAGCACAAGAAAGATCCGAGTATTACGGGACCCGGACCCGCGAGCAGATGACAGCTGTTGACCAAGACATGATGAAAGAACAACACCCTTCAATGCCAATGCATCAAAGCAGGCAAAGTCGGGTTAGTTTTGGTGGTCGCAAAAGCGACTCTGAGTGATTTTTTAAGAGGTAAAAACTCATGGCGAATACAAATGGAGCGTTCGGTCTAAAGCCGATCTCAAAGTTTGGTCAGGGCACTAACTCTACTGGCAACGGCGGATACACCTTCTACGAAATTGCATCAGGCAACACAAACAAGATCTACCAAGGGGCCCTCGTGATCCCTCTAAACACAGGCTTTATCGACGCAGTCGGTGCAGCAGCTGGTGGAACTGTTTCTGTTCTCGGTGTATTCGGAGGATGTGAGTACGTTAGCTCAGTAACGGGTAAACTGACTTTTTCAAACTACTGGCCAGGTTCTGGCGCAGATTCAAACTTCCCTGTAAAGGCTCGTGTATATGACGACCCAATGCAGTTGTTTGTAATCTCGTCTGCTGGTGCAACTATTGGCGCTGACGACGCGTTAACAGAAGCGAACTATTTCGCTACTCGTTTCGCGAACGCAGATCCTGCAACAGCAACAACTGGTGATGACACGACTGGTCAGTCAGCAATGACACTTGACCTGACGACTGTGGCAGCTACGGCAGCTCACATGTTCCGTATCGTGGGCATTCAAGAAGACGTTGAAAACAGCGACTTCACTGCGACTGGTATCCCAATGATTGTTCGTTTGAACAACCACTTCAATGCGGCCAATGGCTCAATTGCTGCGGGTACTGTTTCTACAACCGGCTTAACGGCGATTGACTAAGGGGATTAGGACATGGCTATTTCTCGCGCTCAACTAGCGAAAGAACTGGAGCCGGGACTCAATGCCCTCTTTGGCATGGAGTATGCTCGGTATGAAAACCAACATGCAGAGATCTTCACTACTGAATCTTCAGACCGTGCGTTTGAAGAAGAAGTAATGTTGTCAGGCTTCGGCGCTGCACCAACAAAGTCTGAAGGAACTTCCGTCAACTTTGATGATGCACAAGAAGCGTACACTGCACGTTATAACCACGAGACTATTGCACTTGCATTCTCGATCACTGAAGAAGCGATTGAAGACAATCTTTATGATCGTCTTGGCTCTCGCTACACTCGTGCTCTTGCTCGTTCAATGGCTCACACTAAGCAGGTCAAAGCTGCCTCTATCCTGAATAACGGATTCTCTGCTGGCGCAAATGCTGGCGGTGACGGCAAGGCTTTGATGGCAACAGACCACCCACTCGTAAGTGGTGGTACGTTTGCTAACGAACCTACAACTGCTGCCGACCTTAACGAAACTTCACTCGAAGACGCATTGATCAGCATTGCTGGTTTCGTCGATGAGCGTGGTTTGAAGGTTGCATTGCGCGGAACTAAGCTCGTGATTCCACGTCAGCTTCAGTTCGTTGCAGAGCGTCTGATGGTATCTAACCTCCGCGTTGGAACTGCAGACAACGATGTAAACGCAATCCGTTCTATGGGTATGTTGCCTGACGGCTACGCTGTCAACGACTTCCTGACAGATCCAGATGCGTTCTTCGTGTTGACAGACGCGCCTCGTGGATTCGTCCACTTCGAGCGGACTCCATTGTCTACGAACATGGAAGCCGACTTCGATACAGGCAACATGCGCTTCAAGGCTCGCGAGCGTTACAGCTTCGGATTCTCGGATCCACGTTGTATCTTCGGTTCGCCTGGTGCTGCGTAAGTAGCTTAAAAGCTACAAAGAAGAGGGGGCCTTGTGCCCCCTTTTTTATTGTGTTTATATGAAACAGTCGAGTATTCCCTCATTCGACATGACCCCATTAAAGGGCGCTATGCGCCCTTCTTTTTT